CACTTGGCGTGAGGTTGCTAGAGTCCGTAACTCAGTCAACACAAACCTCCTAATTATGGATGAGGTATTTGATAGTTCACTTGATGGTTTTGGTACTGAAGAGTTCCTTAAGATCATTCGGTATGTCGTTAAAGATGCAAACATCTTTATCATCAGCCACAAGACCGAACTACACGAACGTTTTGACTCTGTCCTCCGCTTTGAAAAGGAGCGTGGCTTTTCCAAACTAGCAACCAAGTAAATGAAGTACATCAAACTAATCATTATCGGCGCTATTCTTGCTCTCGCTACCGGGGGCATAGAACACGGTCAGCCACACCTTTATGACGGGGCAGCGCCACATATCCACTCTAACGGAGTGATTCACTTACATTAATATTATGAATCTTACAGATGCCATCGTAGAATATCAGACTGATCTCACTCCTGAGTTCTGTGCTGAAGTTATAGAGCGGTTTAATGTTGATGATAGAACTGTTCGTGGATCCACTGGTGGCGGTTTGAATGAAAATATTAAGCAGTCAGAAGACCTATTTATCACTGACCTTGATGGTTGGGGAGATATAGATACTAAGTTTTTTGAGGCTATTACTGATTATATTCAAGAGTATCATATTCATATGAATGGGATAAGTCCCTCTTACTCACTTGCTGATGCAGTATCAGACCTTGGTTATCAGCTCCAAAAGACCAAACCTAATGAGTTCTATGACTGGCATCACGATGGTTGTCAGGCGTACTTTCGTGATATGGAGTTTACAACATCAAGCGGTGCAACAAATAGATACATCACCCAACGTATATACACGTATATCGTTTATTTGAATGACCGTATTGGACTTGAGGAGGGTAGAACTCAGTTTTTATTTGGTGATGACGTAACAAGTATTGAGCCAAAACTTGGTAAACTTCTTATGTTCCCTGCCAACGAATTGTACACTCATCGTGGAGAGACATTACTGACAGGCGAAAAGTATATTATGACTGGATGGTGTGTTGTTCCTTCAATGGCTGGTTTTCGGTCACCAAGCGAAGACGACCTTGCCAACTTCCAAGCAATGACGGAAGTTCCAGGAAATGAAAGAATTCGTTCTACTGACACTTTATGAAGTGACCACAGCTCCCGTAAGGGGGCTTTTTTATTGGTATACTATATTCATTGAAACGCATAAGCTCAATGTCTACTGATGTCAACCTAGAAGTCAAGGGAACTCTCGCCAAGCTCCTGGCTACAGAGGACCTCATCGTTGAGCATAGGAACGTAGGCACAGCATCCTTTAACGTACAGTCACGTGTTCTCACCCTACCACGTTGGGAGAAAGCTAGTAAAAATGTAGTTGATCTCCTCATTGCTCACGAGGTGGGACACGCCTTGTTTACTCCGAATGAAGACTGGAGACTAAAAGTAGAAGTTCCACAAGCATTCGTCAACGTAGTAGAAGACGTTCGCATTGAGGGTATGATGAAGAGTAAGTATCCTGGCTTACCAAAGACATTCTTTCGTGGTTATCACGAACTACACGATGATGACTTCTTTGAGCTTGAAGGACTAGATATTGCCGAGCTAAACATAGCAGACCGCGTAAACATTCACTTTAAGATCGGTAGGTTCGTCTCTGTGCCCTTCACAAGCGCCGAGAAGGTGGCTGTAGAACAGTGTGCGTCAGCTAGAACCTTTGACGAGGCACTAGCCGCTGCCGAGGCTCTGTACGCCTTACACGAGCAAGCCAAGCAGGAGCAAGAAGAGAAGCAGAATAAGTCCGAGGAGCCACAGAGCAGTAGTGAGGATAGTGACGACCCCGGCAACAGTGGTGATACTGAAGGTGATGAGCAGCAAGGTGAAGGTGAAGAAGATACCGAAATGGTTCCTGATGGTGACCCAACTGACGGTGATGGTGGTGAAGGCAAAGAGCGTGAGCCAGAGCAGAACCAGCGCCAAAGTGGTGGTGAAAGTGCTTCCAACATAACCGATAAGGTTATGACTATGGACAACTTCTCTGAAAATGTTGAGGGACTAGCCAACCGTAGTAGCTTTAATGAGCCAGAGTACGTCACCTATCCAACTATCAATACTGAAGACTACGTAGCCAACAATAAAGAAGTACACGAATATATCCAAGAATCTTGGGTTAAGCAGAAAAACTACTGCCGTGACTCTATGAATGAAATGGCTGATGCTTGGATCCATAAAGCTTGGGGAGTTCACTCTGATTCTTTCGCCGCATATAAGCGTGATGTTCAGAGTGAGGTAAACTATATGGTAAAGGAGTTTGAGTGTAAGAAGTCTGCTTCTGCCTATGCTCGCGCTACAACATCACGTACTGGTATCCTTGACTGTACTAAACTCCATACTTATAAGTACAACGAAGACTTATTTAAGAAAGTAACAACTCTCCCAGAAGGTAAGAATCACGGTCTAGTATTTGTTCTTGACTGGTCTGGTTCTATGTGTGATATCCTAGAAGGTACTATGAAGCAGCTTCTATCGCTAGTTATGTTCTGTGATAAAGTAAACATCCCATTTGATGTATATGCTTTCACTAATGAGTGGAAAGAATATAGTTATGATAATGAGAAACCTGAAGTTCCTGGTGTTATTCATATTGGTAGAGAGTTCACTATGATGAATATCCTCACCAGTAAGGTGAACCGCAAAGAGCTTCTCCGCCAGATGGAGACTATGTATATCATCGCTTCCTCTTACACCAGCCGCTCTATGGACATTGTTCCACGTAAGGTTAGTCTCTCTGGAACCCCTCTTAATGAGGCTCTAGTTCTTCTGCGCAATATCCTCCCCGAGTTCAAGGATAGTAATGGTGTTGAGAAAGCACACGTTATGGTACTTACTGATGGTGAAGCAGCCATAACCCGTTCGACCAAAGAAGTTGAAAGTTATGATGGTAAGAGTCGCATTGTTGCTGGACGTATGTACTACACATCAACATATATTCGCAACCGATCTACCGGAACAGTCCGTCAGATTAAGCCAGGTCTGGGTTCATTAACTACAGTATTACTAGAAGACCTACGCACACAGTTCCCCGAAAGCACCTTTACGGGTTTCCGTATTCTTGAGCAACGGGGTGGTTGGTTTATCCGTCAGGCAGCAAACTATGATGAGAAACTACTCAACTCTTGGCGTAAGGAAAAGTCTATTGCTTTAACTAACTTTGGATACAATAAATACTATGTTGTCGCCAATAGTAGCATCCAACAGTCATCTGAGTTTGAAGTGGATGACGATGCATCTAAAGCAAAGATCAAAACCGCCTTTGCAAAATCACTCAAAGGTAAGAAAAACAATAAAAAAATCTTGGGTGACTTCATTAGCCTTATTGCATAACATTTATGAAAAAAGTAGCCATTTTTGGTTCATCTAGAACCGACCCAGAGTCTGAACTCTATGCGGCTGTTGAAAAGTTGGGTAAAGAGTGTGCTCAAGCTGGTTGGACTGTCGTCACTGGCGGTGGACCTGGTACAATGGAAGCAGCCAACAAAGGAGCTTCCACTGTTGACCTGACCCGTTCAGAAGCAGAAGCCATCTACCTCCCCTTTGAGGAAGCCGTTAACCAGTACGTGTATGACTACACCAAGCACGAGGACTTCTACACTAGACTAGAGACATTCTCCCACTGTGATGCCTTTATCGTCACTCCTGGTGGTATAGGCACTCTCTTAGAGATGGCTATGATCTATCAGCTCATCCAAGTAAACCACATTGAAGAGAAGCCCATCATCTGTGTGGGTAGAATGTGGAGGTCACTCAAGACCTGGTTGGAAGACGAGATGCTTGAGAATGGTTTCCTAACCAATAAGGAAATGGACTTTGTTCATTACGTGGATAGGTTCTCTGAAGCCACCCACCTCCTGAGGGGACTGTCGAACAAGTGACCACTGCCCCGTTAAGGGGCTTTTTAATGTACTATAATATTCACATACAGAACAAACACAGATGCCTCGCAAACTTGCTATGACTACCGAACAGATGCTTGATGCGCTCCGTTCTAACTACAGAGCTGAACTTACTGCTGCCGACGTCCGTGCTTTTTGTGCCTCACAGGGCTTATCCTATCCCACGGTTACACGTCGTCTTGATGAGTTTAAGAGTGGTCGTGGTAAATGGAACCTTGACCTAGGAGCAGTCAAAGAGTCACTTGAGCACACTGT